GGAGAAAGGAGTAGATTTGGATCCAGAAAAAATCATGGAGTGGACTGATTATGAATTACCAGACATAGCGTTCGCATATAAGATGGGCTGGTTGTACGAGCCAGAGAAGAATGTTCACGTAATAAAAGCTCCTAAGGAGAGAAAGAAGGAGAACCCCAACAAGAAAAAGAAGAGACCAGACTTGAAAGGTGGAAAACCTAAGTTTAATATCTCAAAAGTGTTTGAGTCTGCGAGAGAGTTTGCACAGAATGAGGGGAGTTCTAAAGGTACTGACGATAAAGGCAAAAAGCGGGCCAACAGTATCAGTACCGATTTACAAAACGCCCTTGACGAGTTCAATAAACTTCGACAAGCTTCGAACAGTGGGGTTTGTTCACAAGGAAATAAAGGGCAGTCATAAACCAAAATATGACAATGAAGTCCACCAATATGTGGCCGGTTCAAGCATAGAAAAACAATATGGAGGCGATAACTATGCCTGTACCGAACAAAAACACGCTTCCTTTAGAAAAGGGATTGAGAGATTGAATCAAGAGTACCCAGAATGTTCCCAGGCAGCGTTAGCGTATGCCGTACTCGTAATTGATTTACTCTATGGTAATGACCTAGCCAATTGTATGGTTTGTGATATTGGAGACGTAGAATATAATCCTAAAACATCTACTGGATTTATGTTCTCAGAGCTAGAAAGAAGAAAGAGAAGGTTCATGGAAAAGTATGGTGATGTTATAGAGGAGTTCAATAACATCATGAAGAAGAAGAAATACGACAGAGATGACCCTGAACGTCCATGGGTCATTTGGAATGGCTCCGTGAAATTTGAGATTGCAAAGATCACAAAGATCGAAGAGGCCATGGAACGTTTGTTCTGCGTGGCCCCCGTCACATTGGATATAGTATCAGGAGCTGTCACAATAGATTTTGATGCACGAATTAAGAACCGATGGTATAGCAAGCCTATCAAGAACGGAATGACGAAGTTCGAAGGAGGACTTAATGCCATCGCACAGTACATGAATGCTATTGACGGAGAGTTTACAGAAGGTGATGGCAAGAATTTTGACAGTACCGTCACACCCCAGATGCTCTTTGCAATAAGAGATTATCGAATATCCAAACTGAAGTTTAAAACGCCTGAAAATGTTAACAGGCTTTATAACTACTACACAGAGCTAGTTTACTCAAAAATTCGTATGTATAACGGTCAGATCATAGAGAAACACGGAGGAATGCCTAGTGGAGCTAGAACTACTGCTATCGATGATTCATTAGTTAATCTGATGTCACGAGCGGTAGTCTATTATGAAGCTTACATAAGACAGCATGGAACACAGCCCACCCCACAGCAGTTTGTCGAAAATTTTAGATACTGTCTGTGCGGAGATGATGAGCTCGACAAGCACACCGTTGTACCAGAATGTGATGCAACGCAAACAGGAGACCTCCTTAAAAAATATACAAACTTGGAATATCCACCAGAGAGAGTGGTGAAGAGTAAGGACCTCAATGGTCTATCCTTCGTTGGTGTGAAGTTTAGATGGTTGCCAACTCATAAGTCGTATGTTGGAGTGCCGGCTTATCCAGGGAAGATCCTGGCCAGTTGGTATCTCGAAGAAAAGCAACTCACACGTGCCCAGCGTAAAGGCAAAGCAATATCATTGATGATAGAAACTTACTGGGAGAAGAATTTGTACCAGTTCATTAGAAGATATGTTGAAGAGAACTTTGACATCAATGAGCCTGCCGCAGCACCAGAAGGAATGGATGAAAATTTGTTCCAAGGACTACCCACTGATCAACAGATTGAAGATCTATGGCTCGGTTTTGAAAGAAAGACCAGATGGCATGAATTGAATGCCAAGTGGTGCTCCTATAACCTGGAGACCATGTCCGTCGACGATATCGACGGCTAAACAAAGGAGAAAGTTCAAAATCCTGTTGGCTGCCACCAGCAGGTCCCAGACACTTGGGAGCTTCATAAGTGTCGTGAAGCTAAAATCTGAACAATCAGATATGGCATCAGCAATAGTACCAGCAATTACAGCAGCAGCATCAGTAGCACCTCACATCCCGGACATCATCGCAGCCTTTGGCGGCGGAAAAGTGACGGGGAGGCCTAGCAAACCAAAACAACAAAGACGAACTAGATCTCGTTCGCGCCCTCCACCACGTCGGTCTAGAAGACCTAATTCTCGTGGACGTGGAGGGAGAAGACCTCAGAACAGAGGAAGGTCCCGCACTAGAGGGTATAAGGTGGCCCCTCGATCCAATCGAAGAAATGCAGTGCGTTACCAAGTTAACGAAACACTTCCAGCAGGAATGGATTCAACGGGCGGCAGTGGCTCAAACGTTAACATGCCAGGCGGTAACCTGGTCTCAATTCCCACCTCAATTAAG